AGGCCCTCCACGAACTCTCCGCCTTTGATTTCTCCGGAATCATTCGGAGTGATGGAGAGGGTTCTCCGGTCGGCGGCAACGGTGCTGCGACCCCCGCCGGACCTGACGATCAGCCAGTGGGCGGACCAGTTCCGCATCCTGTCGGCAGAGGCAAGCGCGGAGCCGGGCAAGTGGAGCACGTCGCGGGTTGAATATCTGCGCGGCGTAATGGACGCCGCCTGCGACCCGGAAATATCAACCGTCGTCTTCATGAAATCCGCGCAGGTCGGGTCCACGGAGATCATAAACAACATTATCGGCTACCACATCCACCAGGACCCGTCGCCGATCCTCGTGGTGCAGCCCAACATCAAGATGGTGAACTCCTGGAGCAAGTCGCGGCTGGCCCCGATGCTCCGGGATACGCCGGTCCTGCGGGGGAAAGTAGGCGACCCCCGGGCGAAGGACTCCTCGAACACGATCCAGGAGAAGGTCTTCGAGGGCGGGATCCTGGCCGTGGCCACGGCGAACAGCCCCGCGGATCTCGCCTCCCGGCCCATCCGGATCGTCCTGTTCGACGAGGTGGACAAGTATCCCCCGTCCGTCAAGGAGGAGGGGGACGCGATCGAGCTGGGGACCGTCCGCACCGAGACGTTCTGGAACTCGAAGACCTACAAGGGATCGACTCCGACCGTCCATGAGATCTCGCGCATCGAGGACGAGTGGGACAAGTCGGACCAGCGGTACTTCATGGTCCCCTGCCCCCGCAAGGGGTGCGGGAAGTACCAGCGGCTCATCTGGGTGCAGGTCAAGTGGTCAAAGGATGAGCGCGGTAATCCGGTCGATGTGCATTACGAGTGCGCGTATTGCCGAGGGCGCATTGAGGATCATGAGCGGTATCGGATGGTCCGGCGGGGACGATGGGAGGCGACGCGGCCTTGGGTCAAGGGTATCGCGGGGTTTCACATCTCGTCGATCTATTCGCCCTGGACGACGCTTCCTAAGCTGGCCGTCCGGTTCGTCAATGCCGTCCGGTCCAAGAGCCCGGAGCAGCTCCGGGTTTTCGTGAATGCGGCCCTGGGGGAGACGTGGAAGGAGGACACCACGACGGTGGACGAGGGGTCGTTGCTTGCCCGCCGGGAAAACTACGGGCCGCTCGTCCCGGAGCGGATATGCGCGATCACCGTCGGCGTGGATGTCCAGGACGACCGGATCGAGGCCGAAGTGATCGGATGGGCCCCCGGCGAGGAGTCGTGGCAGATCGAATATGCCGTCATCCCGGGCCGGACGGAAACCGACCTTCGTCCCTGGCAGGACTTAGACATCCTCCTGTCGAAGCGGTATCAGCACGAGCTCGGAGTAACGCTCGTCATCATGGCGGCGGGGATCGATTCCGGCGGCCACGCGACGACGAAGGTCTACGAGTTCTGCAAGCCCCGCGAGGAGCGACGCATCTGGGCATTAAAAGGCGGAAGCAAACCGGGGATCCCGGCAGTTGGCAGGCCGAGCCGAAATAACGCCGGGAACGTCCCCTTGCGGATCATCGGTACGGACGCCATCAAGCGGACGATCCTGTCACGGTTAAAACTCGAGGCTCCGGGCCCCGGGTTCATGCACTTCTCGATGGCAGCGGACGAGGAGTATTTCAAGCAGCTCACGGCGGAGTCGCTCATCAAGATCCGGGAAAAGGGCGAGGTCAAGTTCATCTGGAAGAAGAACCGGGAACGCAACGAGGGGCTGGACTGCCGCGTGTACGGGTATGCGGCCTTGATCGCCTTAAACCCGGATCTTGAACGATACGCAGCGATGATCCAGGCGCAGGCGCGGGAGATTGAGAAGAACATTCCGGCTCCGGCGGCGTTGAGTGCGGGCGGCCGGGGCCGCCGGGTCATCAGCCGGGGGATCGGAGGGTAGGAATGGCGGGGATCACACTCGGACAAGCGGAAGCGCAGCTTGCAAGCTGGCTTGCGGCGTCCACCGCCGTCGCCGGCGGTCAGGCATACACCATCGGGGGGCGATCGCTTACCCGTGCCGATGCGAGGGCGATTCAGCAACAGATCGACTTCTGGGACAAAAAATGCCAGGAGCTATCCGGCGAATCGAACGTGACCCGGAAGATCAAAATCTACGGCGGGACCCCGGTATGAAGTACGAGGCACGGTTCGGCGGCAAGACCCTCTCCGTTGAGGAGAACCTGATCGATCGGGCGATCCGGTATCTGGATCCCGCACGGGCGAACAAGCGGGTCGCTGCGCGCTTCTCCGCGGCCGTGGCCGGCGGATACATCGGGGCCTCGACGACCAGGCGGCCGACGCTCTCCTGGCGTGCCCAGAAGGGCGATGCGGACGCCGTCATTCTCTCCGACCTGCCGACCTTGCGGGAGCGGTCGCGGGACCTGATGCGTAACGCGCCGCTGGCCTGCGGCGCCGTGAGCACGGTGATTACAAACGTCATCGGGCCCGGGCTGCGTCACAAGTCCCGAATAGACCGGGACGGGCTCAAGATGACCGAAGAGCAGGCCGATGCATGGGAGGCTGCAGTCGATCGGGAATGGCTCCTGTGGTCCGAATCCCCGGAGTGCGATCTCGCCCGGACGCTGCGATTCAAGGAAATCGCCGAGCTCGCGTTCCGGCAGGCGCTGGAAAATGGCGACGTCTTCGCATTGATGCCGAATCTCGTCCGTCCGGGATCCCCGTACGGGCTGAAGATCCAGCTCGTCGAAGGCGACCGCGTCTGCAACAAGGGCGGGGGCGCGGACACGGCGGAGCTCGCAGGCGGGGTGGAGCGGGACAGAAACGGCGCCCCGGTGGCTTATCACATCCTCAACCAGCACCCGGGATCGGCCTATTACCGCCCGGCGGAGCGGTCCTGGGCCACGGTCCAAGCGTTCGGCAAGACGGGCCGGCGCAACGTGATCCACCTGTTCAAGACGTTACGCCCGGGGCAGAGCCGCGGCGTGCCGTACCTCGCTCCCGTCATCGAGCCGCTCAAGCAATTGGACCGCTACACCGAGGCGGAAATCATGGCGGCAGTGGTCTCGGGGATGTTCACGGTGTTTGTGAAATCCGAGACGGGGGGCACGACGCTCTCGCCGATGGAGCCCACGGCGGAGGTCGGCGGGGCTTCCACCGACGATGACTTCAAACTCGCCTCCGGGGCGATCCTCAACCTCGCCAAGGGAGAGGAGATCCAGTCGGCGAACCCGACGCGGCCCAACACGGGATTCGACCCGTTCGTCATGGCCGTGCTGCGCCAGGTCGGAGTGGCGCTCGAGTTGCCCTTCGAGGTGCTGGTGAAGCACTTCACGGCTTCCTACTCCGCGGCCCGGTCGGCGCTTAACGAGGCATGGAAGTTCTTCCGCTCGCGCCGGGAGTGGATCGCGCAGAGTTTCTGCCAGGTCGTCTACGAGAACTGGATGGACGAGGCGGTGGCGATGGGGCGGGTCAAGGCCCCAGGGTATTTCGCGGATCCGCTCATCCGGCAAGCGTACCTATGGGCGGACTGGATCGGACCGGCGCCCGGGCAGATCGACCCGCTCAAGGAGATCACGGCCGCGGAGAAGCGTGTGGCGCTCACCGTATCGACCAGACTCGAGGAGACCATGGCGCTGACCGGCGGCGATTGGGAAGACAACATGCGGCAGTTGGCGAAGGAACAGCGGATGCTCAAGGAGGCGGGGATCTCCGCTCCCGCCGCACAGCCGGCCGACCCAGGGAAGGGGAACGGGGCCGCGCCCCCGGGCCCCACGCCGGAGGAGCCGCCCGAGGACGAAGACCAGCCCGAAAGGGAGGACGCAAATTGAGACTCGTCGACATCCTGACCAGCCCGTGGGCGATCGTGCCCGAGAAGCTCGCGGAGATTCAGGCCATCTACCAGACCCATATGCGCGGGGAGAAGATCGACCTCGCCGCGCTCGAGGCGAAGCTTGGGCAACCCCTGGCCAATGAACCGAAGCCCTACGAGGTGGTGAGCGGCGTGGCGCTGATCGAGATGGAGGGGATCGTTGCCAAGCGGATGAGTCTCTTCACGAAGATATCCGGTGGCGTCTCCACCCATTACGTCCAGCAGCAGTTCGCCGCGGCGATGAGCGACCGAAAGGTCCGTGCGATCCTGCTGAACATTGACTCCCCTGGGGGTGGGGTCGATGGAACAGCGGAGCTTGCCGAGATGATCCACTCGGCCCGGGGCGAGAAACCGATCGTCGCCTGGACGGACGGGATGATGACGAGCGCAGCGTACTGGATCGGGTCAGCGGCGGATGCCGTGTTCACGTCAGGAGGAGTCACACAAATCGGCTCGATCGGCGTGGTGGCCTCGCACATGGACATCTCCGAGGCCGAGAAAAAGATGGGGATCAAGACCACGGAAATCGTCGCCGGAAAATACAAGCGAGTTGGTTCCCGGCATTCCCCGCTGTCGAAGGAAGACAGGGAGACCATCCAGGAGCGGGTCGACTACGTCTACTCGGTCTTCGTGGACGATGTCGCCAAACACCGCGGGATTTTCTCAGAAGAAGTGCTGGAACGGATGGCGGACGGTCGGATCTTCCTCGGTCGCCGCGCCGTGGAAGCAGGCTTGGTCGACGGTGTTTCGACCATGGAGGAGTTGATCGGAAAGCTGTCCGTCGGGGAACTAGTGGGCAAACCCGCTGCAGACGGTGCCGTTGCGGCGGCAATCGCGGATATCAAGGAGGAACCGATGAAGGTAAAGGCAGGCGAGCAGGTAATCGAGGTCCAGGACACGCTGGAAATCGATGCGAAGTGGATCTCCGGGAACTGCCCCGATATCGCCAGCGCTCTCCGGGGTGAGGGCGCACAGGCGGAGCGGGAGCGGATCCAGGGGATCGAGGAACACGCGCTTTCCGGCTACGAGGCGATCGTGGCCGAGGCGAAGAAGGACGGCAAGAGCACGGGCGCGGATGTCGCCATGCGGATCGTAAAATCCGAGAACCAGGTCCGCACGAAGAAGCTGGAGGAGATCCGGGGAGACGCCCCGAAGCCGGTCCCGGCGGTGGCCGTGGACGGAGTTCTTCCGGAGGCGGAGAAGAAGGAGAAGACCTTCGAGGCACTGGTGGAGGAGCATCAGGCCGAAAAGGGTTGCTCCCGCGGGGACGCGATCAGGGCGGTGGCCGCGGCGCATCCCGATGCGCACGAGAAGTTCGTCGAACGGCAAAAGGCAGGATCAATCCGCTAAAATACCCCGGCCGCCGGTGGCGTGGCCGATCAATCTTTCACGAAACCAAGGAGGTAGAAGATGAGCTGGATCGTAGGAGACATGACGTTTACCGCGAACGGTGCCCTTACGCCCAAGGTGCGGGTGAAGATCACTGCGGGTTCTACTACGGACCCGCCCCAGGTCGAGGTCGCCGGTGCCGGCGAGGAGCACATCGGCATCACCGAGTTCGCCGCACCCAGCGGCGCACTCGTCACGATTCGGAGCAGGAAGTCCCCGGGGACCCACGAGGTGACTGCAGCGGGTGCGTTCGCCGTGGGAGCGGCTCTGTACGGAGCGGCGGCGGGGAAGGTGGACGACGTGATCGCCGGCTCGATCATCGGGTACGCCGTCGAGGCAGCCGCGGCCGACGGGGATATCGTGAAGATCATCGACCATCCCTAACCCCCTTTAGCCATCCAGAACGTCTGACGGGCCCGCCTTCGAGCGGGCTTTTTAATTTATTCGCCAAGGAGGATTTTAAAGATGCCCAGACCTACCAGTTCGACGACGATCCAGCGTCCCGATCTTGGGGCGTTGGTCTACGAGTACGTGATAAACGCTGCCGACCGGGGATTCATCTGCCTGGACCTGCTCCCGACCCTCGATGTTCCGGAGCAGTCCGCCGACTACCCGGTGATTCCGTTCGAGGCTCTTCTCAAGCTCCAAAGCACCTCTCGCGCTCCCCGTGGGGCCTACAACCGGGGCGACTACGAGTTCGAGACCGGTACCTACTCCTGCAAGGAAAACGGGTGGGAGGAGCCGGTGGACGATGTGGAGCGCAAGCTGTACCGACGTTTCTTCGACGCCGAGGTGGTGGCGGCCCTTCGTGCCACGGACATCGTGCTTCGCTCCCAGGAAGCCCGTGTCGCTGCGAAGATCTTCAATACCGGAAACATCACCCAGACCTCGGCGGTCGGTGTCGAGTGGAACACCGCCGCGACCTGCACTCCGCGGGAGGACGTCGCTACCGCGAAGGAGGCGATGCGTGCCGCCGGCCAGCCCGAGCCCAACGTGCTGGTCATCTCCAAGAAGGTCTTCAACACGCTCCTGCTCGCCAAGCAGGTCACCGATGCATTCCGCTACGGGGCGGTACCCTTCGAAATCCAGCCGTTCGAGGCGAAGAAGAGGAATTTGGCCGCGTTCTTCGACATCGACCGGATCCTGGTCGGTGGGGCGATCAAGGACAGCGCGAAGAAGGGCAAGGCGATCTCCGCTGCGGACATCTGGGACGACGAGTACGCAGGCCTTTTCCGGGTCTCTTCCGGCGGCCCGGACCTGCGGGAGCCCTGCATCGGGCGGACGTTCCTGTGGACGGCGGATTCCCCGCAGAACATCGTGACGGAGTCCTACCGCGAGGAGCAGACCCGCAGCGACATCTACCGGGTCCGCCAATACACGGACGAGGCGTTCGTGTTCACCGGCGCGGGATACCTGCTCTCCAACATCCACACCTGATCGGCATGATGGGAGGGGCGGCGCATTGCCGTCCCTCCTGTCCCAGGGGGGTGCATGGTTTTCGACTTTACCCATGAAGCGTTCACTGCAAACGATTTCAGCGGCAGGAATGCCCTGTGGACGCCCACCGGCGGTGCACAGACTACACTTCGCGTGGCATTTTCCCTCGGCGTGGAAGATGTGAATCTTGGAGGGGACATCGTCCCGCAAGGGGCCATCGCGCAGGCCGGGTGCAAGTCGGCCGATGTGGTCGGGATCAAGCAGAAAGAGCCCCTCGTAATCGACGGCGTTACCTACCACTTGCTCAAGATCCACCCTGACGAGACGGGCTGGAGCACGCTGTTCCTTGGAAAGGCGTACTGACGTGAGCTGGCGATCCGACATTCTCTCGAACCTGGAAACGACGCTGAAAGGAATGACGGAGTTCGCCGATGCCTCGGTCATCACCGGGAAGGCAGAGGAGGTGGACCTGGACTCCGTGACGTTTCCCCTGGCGTTCATCCTCCAAGGTCCGGAACGCAAGGCGAATGGTCCGGTCGGATTCGAAACGTGGGATTGGACGGTCGTGGTCGAGGTATGGTGCCGGGACTCGTCAGTCGAGACCCTGTACGCCGCTGTCCACCAGGCGATCTCGGGCGACATCTATCGAAACGCAAAGGCGCTCAATACCAGCCGGGACGGCGGTGACGTGATGTCGCTTGACCCCGGGCGAACTCTTTCTGTTTTCCAACATACGTATCAAATCCTGTATCGGCACCCCTTCGGGACGCCGTAGGAGGTTAAGGTAAATGTTTAAGAACATGGCTTTAATACTTGCAAAAACTGAAGTTTCCTACGGGATTGATTCCGTTCCGACGACCGCGTTGAACGCCATTCTGACCGACCTGCCCGAGGTCGACGTCGTGATGAAGAAGCTGGACCGTTTAAACGTCAAGGCGTTCTTTGGAAACCGTCCTGCGATCAGCATCGGGGAGGCGATCAAGATATCGTTTTCAACCGAGGTCAAGGGCAGCGGAGACTCGACTCCGGACACGCCTCCGGAGATCGGCGTCCTTTTCGTCGGGTGCGGGATGCTGGAAACCGTCACGCCGACGACCGGGCCGGTCGTCTACACCCCGCAGGATGACATCGAAGGGCCATCGATCACGATCTACTTCTGGCAGCACGACATTCAGTACAAGGTCACTGGCTGCCGCGGTACCTGGTCCCTCGACGGGAAAGCCGGGGAGTTCGGCAAGATCAAATGGGAGTTCCAGGGGCTCTACGCAGGTCCGGCAGACCTTTCCATTCCCACGGACGCCGTGTACAACGCATCCATCCCGCCCGCGCTTAAATCCGGGCTGTTTACCTTAGGGAGCTTCGCCGGGACGATCGAGAGTTTCAAGCTTTTGTTCGGGAACGAGATCGCCAAGCGTCCCGACGTAAACACGCCGACCGGGTTCCTCGCGCACTTTATCAAGGACCGCAAAGTCACGGCGGAGATCGATCCAGAGGCTCCCGCGCTCTCCTCGTTTAACCCTCTGACGCTTTTAACCGACGGGACCGAGCAGGCGCTCTCCATCACCTTCGGGGAGACACCCGGCAACCGCATGAAGCTTAACTGCCCGAAGGTCGTCATCGACTCGAGCAAGTTCGGGGAGCGGGAGGGGATCTTAACCCACGCCGTATCCCTCCTGGTTTGCCCGGACGCCGGCGAAGACGACGTTACAGTGACGTTCAATTAAGAAAACGGAGGTTCTATGAGAGACCTAAAAAAAGACGACCGGAACAAACTCGTTCTGGACGACACGCTCTCCGGTACGCAGATCGGTGTTTTCTATTCGACGCCGACAACCAGCCAGGTCAAATCGTACCGCCAGCAGTCGATCCGCCGGAAGGGGAACAAGGTGGTGGTGGACAACTTCAATCCGGCGCTCAAATTCGGCCTGGAGATCCTCACGGGGTTCGAGGAGG